TGGTCCCCAGAACTTGGTCAAGACCTCAACGCATACCACAACTTGGATGCAGAAGTTGAACTTACCAGCATTCTGTCCGAGCAGATTGCACTCGAAATTGATAAGGAAATCTTGAATGACCTTATTCGAGGTGCTTCAGCGGCAGTTTACTACTGGTCACGTTCACCCGGTCTCTTTGTTAATAAAGAAACTGGTGCTGAAGTTGGTGCTTTCTCGAAAGCTCCCGACTTTACTGGAACCGTCTCCGAGTGGTACGAGACTCTGTTGGAAACCGTCAATGACGTTTCTGCTCAGATTCACCGTAAAACTCTCCGAGGTGGTGCGAACTTCCTTATCACCAGCCCCGAAGTTGCAAACATCCTTGAATTTACTGCTGGGTTCCGTGCTTCAGTAGCAGCGGATGGTGAAACAGGTCTCGCAGGACTTCAGAAGACTGGACAAATTAGCAAGAAGTTCGACGTTTATGTCGATCCTTACTTCCCACGAAACGTAGTTCTCGTTGGACGTAAAGGTTCTTCTTTCCTTGAGTCTGGTTATGTGTACGCTCCGTATGTTCCACTGCAAGTTACTCCCACCATCTTTGGTGTTGAAGACTTCATCCCCCGAAAGGGCGTGATGACTCGATACGCCAAGAAAATGGTACGACCTGACATGTATGGTCTGGTTATTTGTCGAGGACTTCTGAACGAGGAAGGTGCATAATTTAGATGAATAGTCACTAAATTGCAAAGCCTCGACTCTTTTTTGTGAGAGATCGGGGCTTTGTTCTTTTAGCATACTATTTATTGTAAGATTATAACTGATTATACTTGGAGGAAATTAAAAATGGGTAATCATAGTTTAGGACGTATGGAAAAAATGCTCGAAAAATTAGAGCGTGAATTGGAAATGGGGTCAAGCACAATTATTGATGCCGCTTATAAAGGCTTTACAAAAGGAACTGCAACAGCAGACGTAACTGCGGCACAAAGTGGACGGACCATCATTGTCGGTCCTCTTGCGGCAGGTCTTGCGGCTGATACAATACTCACCCTCCCAACAGCAGCAAATGGCTTGTTTTACAGGTTTGTTTATGTTGGTGGAGCGGCTGATGCTCAGGATCTTCAAATTAACACTGGATCGGATACCAACTTTTTTATTGGTGGTATAGCTCAAAGCGACCCCGATAATGCCGGTGACGACTTAGTTGTTTATCACCCCGACCTTAACTCAAACTCTAGAGTTAACTTGCTTACACCCGACTCAGGTACATGGGCAGAAGTTTATTGTGATGGAACTAACTGGTTCCTTGCAGGACATCTTGTGTCAGCTACTAATACCGGTGTAACATTTGCTGATCAATAAGATTGATTAACAAAAGTTGAGTTATTATAAAGCCCCCTTCCGTTTGGTTGGGGGTTTTTATTTTCTGCAAACTTCGTCCTGCTTACTATTTATTAGAGAACTTTACACATAGGAGTGGAGTATGAATGTCAGTCCCAACATTAACACCAGTCAGTAATAGTAGTAAATCTATCTTGCCTTCTACCGGAAGCTTAGGTGAAGTTACGAATAGTAATCTTCCTGTTGGTTTATATGCCACCGGAGGCTCATTAGCAAGTGAAGATTTTGTTTCTGGTGCTGTTTCCCAAGTTGCTTATACGTTTAGAAAGCTTGGTGGAGACGTATTGGATATAGAATTAACCACTCAAAACGTTTATGCGTCTTATGAAGAAGCTGTTTTAGAATACTCTTATCTTTTAAATATACATCAATCTAAGAACGTTTTGTCAAACTTTCTTGGAAACGATACAGGGTCTTTTGATCACGAAGGCGAACTAAAAGAAGGCTCTACATTATCCTCCAGCTTAAACGGTGGGAATGTTTCTTTAAAATACCCAAAAATGGATTTTGGATATGCTCGTCGATTTGCCGAAGGTATTTCAGATGATGCCGGTATAGGTGGGAACAACAGAATATATTCTGCTTCTTTTTCAATTACTGGTGCGGTGCAAGATTATGATTTACAAACAATTATATCACAAAGTTCTGCGACAGATTCTGATTTGCCTTATTTTGAAAAGGTGGGCAACAATAAAATATTTATTAGACAGGTGTATTATAAAACCCCAAATGCTATGTGGAGGTTCTATGGTTATTACGGTGGATTAGGAACCGTGGGAAATATGTCAACATATGGTCAGTATGCGGATGACTCCACTTTTCAGGTTATCCCTCCGTGGCAAAACAAAGCTCAGGCGGCTGGATATGAAGATGCAATAAGAACTAGAGCGTCGCAATATTCTTATGAATTAAAAAATAACCGGCTAAGATTGTTTCCTGTGCCTCCAGACAATCCAAACATTACAACAATGTGGATTGAATTTAGTGTTCCCGGTAATAACTGGGAGGACGAAGACAATGCAAAAATTGGCGTTGATGGAATTAATAACATGGGAACTCTTCCGTTCTCTAATATTAGATTTGAACATATTAATGCAATTGGTAAGCAGTGGATTCGTAGATTTGCCCTTGCGTTGACAAAAGAAATGTTGGGTCATATTCGAGGTAAATTTGCATCGATACCCATACCGGGAGAGTCAATACAATTAAACTCAGCAGAGTTGCTTTCTCAAGCAAAAGAAGAACAGCAAATGCTGAGGGAAGAACTCAAAGCTACGTTAGATGAACTGACATATGGCAAGATGATTGAGGGCGATGCGGCTCTGTCAGATGCAGTTGGAGGAATCATGATTGATGTTCCGGCTGGTATTTATATAGGATAATAAATTATGTCAACGAATCCAAATGACAAATGGGAACAACCAGAAGCTCCGCCTCCTCCATTATTTGCTGGTCAAAAAGAAAGAAATTTGGTCAAGCAAGTAAATGATGAGCTAATAGAGAGGGTGATAGGGCAAACTGTTGTTTATTATCCTGTTGATATTGAATTTACAAATTATCATGACTTGTACGGAGAAGCAATAGAGAAAACATTTTTGCCACCTATTAGAGTATATGCTTTGGTTGAATGGGAAGGAATTGCAAGTAGTTATCAAGCGAACATAGGTATTGATAAAGTATCTTCTATTACCATACATTTTCATAAAAGAAGGTTGACGGAAGATCAAGATTTATTTGTTAGGGAAGGTGATTTTATTTATTATGGCGACAGATACTATCAGATAATATCGCTTTCAGAACCTCAGCAAATATTTGGTCAGATTAATCATAAAATGGAAATTAGTGCAAAATGCGTTAAAGCCAGAGAAGGTTTGTTTGACGCTAACTGATGGGGAATAAAAAATGGCAGAAGAAATATATGAAATACAACCTTCGACTATTGAAACTATTGACAGGGCAATGTTTGAATTTGTTGATGAAGAATTAAATATATTCTCCACAACAAACAAAGGATTTAAAAAAGTTCCAATTATTTGGGTTGGTGCAGAAAGAGCATTTCAAATTAAAAATGAAAAAGGCTTGAGGGACGCAAATGGCACTTTAATATTGCCTTTAATTTCAATTGAAAGAAAAGCTGTTGTTAAAGATCCCACTAGGAAAGGTAAATATTATGGTAATGTCAAGCCTGTGAATGACCAAAAAGGGGGCTCCATTGTTGTATCTAGAAGAATCAAACAAGATAAAACAGCAAACTTCACAAACGCTGCAACTTACAGAAGAGGTGGCAAAGTGGTGGAGGCTCAAGGTGGACGACAAATAAACTTTCGTGTCGGACCTAAAACAAAAAGAACCGTGTATGAAACTATATCGATTCCACAACCTGTATACTTAGATATTAATTATAGCATATCAATTAGGTCAGAATACCAACAACAGATGAACGAGATGGTTGTCCCGTTTATTACAAGAACTGGTGGAATTAATCATTTTGTAATGAAAAAGGACGGTCATTTGTATGAAGGTTTTATTCAGCAAGATTTTGCACAAGATAATAATATTTCTACCCTAGAAGACGAAGAAAGAACATATATCACAAACATAGATATAAAAGTTTTAGGTTATATCATGGGGTCGGATGTAAACGACGACCGCCCAAAAGTAGTTAAAAGAGAAGGCGCTGCCGAAATCAGAATTGGAAGAGAGAGGGCTATTTTAGGTGATATTCCAGACAATAAAGAAAAAACTATCGGTTTTGATAAATATCGTCGTTGAAGGGTGTTTGCAATAATAACATACTATTTATTATAACTGATTTTGCAAACTATATGATAAGGAGATAAAATAAATGTCTTTTCGAAAATTTAAGTTTGTTTCTCCGGGCGTATTCGTAAATGAGATTGATAACACACAGCGCCCGGCTGTGCCAGAAGATGTC